GCTCCAAAGGTAAAGGAGAAGTCCTTGTTGGAGTTCGATGTCTCGATCTGAGGGGATATCTTACTGATGGTCTTGTACCCAGTTAAGGGGAGCTGAGATTCATCTAAGTCTATACCTATGCGCTCGAGCTTTGTGGGCTTAGTTGCTGTTGTATCCATCGGGAACGTCAGTGATCCATTGTCAAACAAATCGACACCCCACAGTTTATTAGAGGCAATGCCATTGGGAGTATCTGTCCTTCCAGCCATTAAGAGATGCTGGTTATACCCGGCTTCCTGGGAATAATAGGAACCCCCCACGACAGCGTATGTCTGGGTAGCGTTAGCGAAGGTACTCACCGAGGATACGTTAGCTGAGGTGGCATCGTATACATTAGGGAGATCCATGAAGGACCAGGTGTTGCTTCTGTAGTTATACACGGCAGCTCTGTTGCACCCGGTAGTATTAGTGAAGGAGACCATGTCGTCCCCGGAGACGTAGCAGAAGTAAACCTCCTCTAGATCCTTGTTGTGTGCGACGAAGCACCTGTCGGTGAGGCTGTTATTCAAGGATGCAAAGATGTAGTCTTTGACACGTTGGTCAACTATGGAAGTTCTCGAGATACCATCGTTAATGTAGATGTCGTTTGTATCGAAGACAAAGTGCTTACGCTCGACCTCAACCACGCAGTTGTGGTTTATGACACCAGCGTCACTGAAGACCTTACGGAAGTTAAAGATAAACTGACCCCCAACGAATTCCATCTGCCACACCTGGTCACTCGAGTAGATCATGAGGTTAGAACCGAGGGTGGTCGTGTCAATGATGGGTGTCGTCATTTGCACTAGGTCATTATACCCGGCACTCTTGGTTGTGTCTGTGGGGTCCCAGCTGTCTGGGACAGCATTAGCAGTAGCAATATTGGACCACTTAACTCGGTTCGGGAAGTTCGTTGAGCCCTCGGTCATATTAGAGGCTATCAAGAAATCCCCGAAGCTCCTGAGAGACCCGGCTCTGTGGGTAGACGTCCAGTTAGTTAGGTCTGCAAAGTTAGTACCACTGGGGGATCTAAAGACGGGGACACGATCTTCCCGGTTGATATAGGTGACATCAGCTAGGGAGCAGCTGGTGTAGGACTTAACTGAGGATGAACCAGTGATGGAACCTGAGCGATCATTAAGAGTACCACCGCCATACTCGTGGATAGCGTAATCATCGGAGACGACAATAACACTATCGAAGCCTGTAGAGGAGTTAATACCGTGGAGGTGCTGGGGTGAGAAACTAATGCTCTCTTTGACAGTGCGGAACACGGGGGCACGGGATACCCGACCACTATGGAAGCGTACGTTATTGGCCCTGGTGAATGCATTAAAGGGGAGGTTGTAGGGGTCGACATCAGTGACAACACCAGTGGAGCCAAGGTCTCTAATAGGCAAGTTAGCCATAGTTCAGATCCTTATGATTTCATGATGTAGCAAAGGGAGAAGAATAAGGGGCGGTTATCTATGGCAGTAGCACCACCAGTCGCTGCGGATGTACCTGAGATCGTGTGGGTGTGAGTACTTTCAGAGCCTATAGTGTGCGTGTGTGCCCCAGCAGATTCTGTTGCCCGTGAACTGGTTCCAGCGACGGTGCTCATTGCTGGTGAACCTCCAAAAGCATCACCACGGGCGTAGAAGGTCATATTGTGTGTGTGGGCACCATCTGAGGAGATTGAGTGCGTGTGGGAGCCCCCAGCACCAGAGGTCAATGAGATGCCGTGGGTGTGCGAGGGTAGGTTCGTAGTGGCTATGGTGAGGCTGTTTGTGCCCCCAGTAGCATTAACTGCGGTTGTCCCAGCCCCCATGACAAACTTCTCACGAAGGTCTGGTGTAGAGTTACTCCCGTTACATAAGACCCAGCCAGTAGGAATAGCTGCTTCAGCTCCCGACCAAATGATGATGCCGCCAGTTGGGAAAGTTGTGTTTAAGATGGCCTGGGTGCCAGTGACGGGACCAGTGATATTGGGGAAGGTGGCTTTGAGGGTGCTTTTGATCAGACGGATGTGGTCGTCGGCAGCTGAGAGGGCGTCGGTGGATGCTGGGTTAGTTGCAACGAGATCATCGATGTATGTGCCAGTTTCTAAAGCCATACTTAGGTTTCCTTTATGTGTGTTTCTTGGGTGGGCCTCTGCTCAAAGAGGTCAATAATAATAATAACAAGCCCGACCCTTTACCGGCTTTTTGGAATCATTAAGTCATTATTAGGCCCTGGGGGTCATTTTTATGGGTAGTGGAATTCCAGATCATTATTTCATTAGCTAAGTCATTGATATCATTAGATACCTAAGAGCAACGGATATATTATCTATTGCCCGTCATGGCTACTTTGGTTCCTAGACATTAGCGACATTTGCCCTCTGAAAATTGTCGGAATAAGGTCTTTTTATGTTGTCTGCAGATCGGGACAAGGATATCGACAAACAATAAACCACCTCAGCCTCTTAAGTTATCTTAGGTTATCCAGAGTGTATCTTAAGTATCTTAAGTTATCTTAGGTTATCCAGAGTGTATCTTAAGTATCTTAAGTTATCCTAAGTAAATACTAAGTATAACCTAAGTGTATCTTAGGTATAACTTAAGTTGTCTTAGTATTTATTAAAATTGTTCTGCTTATTAGTATATACTTAGACCACTTAAGTACTCTTAAGTACTCTTAAGTACTCTTAAGTACTCTTAAGTACTCTTAAGTACTCTGATAAGAGTAACTGGAATCTCTATAAGGGTAGACACCTAGGATTTCACCAGTATAAGCTGTCTTCGGGGAAGCCACTATGTGTTCTTCCTTAGGTAGCATCGAGGGGGGGAGTCTTTGCAGACCCTACTAGTAGGACTTGATTTCTACATCATAAGGATAACTCAGTCTCTGTCCTCGGTGTTACTGCATACACACTCAAAGGAGGCCTTATAATTCCTAGTCACAGGTCCTCTGACCAGTCGATGGATCGATGAAGCAAGCCTCTGCTACCTCAGCTGCATCTGGTGTGGCATTGAGAATACCACGTCGTTTACCAGCCTTTCTGAATGTAGTGATACCTTTGCATCCCTTTCTCCAGGCATCCATGTAGAGTGTCTTGAAGTCGTCATAGGAAACGTCATCACCGATGTTACACGTCTTAGACACAGCTGAATCGACAAAACGAGAGGCTGTGACCAATACATCTAGGTGCTGCTGAGCTGTGCACTCGTCAGCTGTGACACCGTCGACACCTAAGTTATGAGCATAATCTCTCACAGTCTCAACTCTGTCACTATCAAAAGTCCGTATTGTCCTGTCATACGACAACATATACGGTGGTTCGATACCAGAGCTCACATTGTCTGCAACGATGCTTATGGTCCCAGTAGGTGCAATAGAAGTCAGGTGGCTGTTCCTCATGCCGTTCTCCCACATGGTCTCCTGGAGCCAGTCTGGGAGTGTCTTGACGAACGGACTGTTCATATACTCGTTCCTATCAAAAGCTGGGAAGCTGCCCTTCTCCTCAGCCAGGAGTGTACTGGCGTGGTAAGTCTCGTCCCGGAGCTGAGTGAGCACTTGTGTAGTGAAGACTAGGAAAGGCATAGTTCCATACTTTAGACCGAGCATTTCACCTGCATTAGCTAGACCAGTGACACCTAGCCCCATCCTACGTTTCTCTCTGGCTTCCTTCTCTTGCTCGGGCAGCGGGTAGATTGTTCTGTCGATCACGTTGTCCATGGCCCTCACGACATTATGTATGTCCTTAGAGAACAGCTTGTAGTCGAAACTCTTAAGTATAACTAAGAAGCCGTCATCCATCTTATTATTTATATACTTAGTAAGATTGAAGCTCCCCAAGAGACATGCACCGTAAGGTGGAAGGGGCTGCTCACCACACGGATTAGTTGCCTCAATAGTCTCACAATACTGGAGGTTATTCATATCATTGATTGTGTCGATGAAGAGAACGCCAGGCTCAGCATAATCCCAGGTGCTTCTCATGATAACATCCCACAGGTTCACAGGGTCAATGCTGTCATACACCCTCCCATCAAAGGTAAGGTCAAATGGTGTCTTCTCCATGAGGCATTTCATGAAGTTATCTGTAATACCCACAGAGATGTTGAAGCCAGTTAGTTTGTCTGAATTCTGCTTGCTTGTGACGAATTCCATGATGTCTGGATGGTCTACTCTCAGGACACCCATTTGAGCTCCTCGGCGGTGTCCTGAGGACGCAATAGTCTGGCAAACAGCATCAAAAATACCCATGAACGAGACAGGGCCACTAGAACGGCTGTCTAAGCTCTTAATGAGGTCACCACGGGGCCTTAAGCGACTGAAATCATATCCAATGCCCCCGCCTTTCCGCATGGTCTCAGAGGCCGCCGTAGCGGCTCTCATGACGCTCTCCATACTGTCCTCGATAACCTGGGAAACGAAGCAGTTATACGCTGTGGTTTGGCGGGCAGCTCCTATGGCATTCTGCACTCGACCAGCCGGTAGGAACCTCATCTCTCTGAATATCTCTCGGAGGGCATCGAAGTGCATATCACTGTCTTTTAGGGTGTTAGCAAGTCGAGTGCATTTACCACTGAAGTCCTCCCCGGTTTGTCGGTATTTCATTTGGTCTATCTCATTGCTGAGGGTAAGCTTTGGGCCGTAGATGTATTGGATATCATTTGGTAGTAGTGTCATTAGGTTCTTTTCCTCTTAATTGGTTTATTCTCATCTCGATATACCTAGTAGCTTTCTGGAGGTCTCTTATCTCTGCTTCTTTGGGGGTCTCACCCTGGTTGACCTTGTGACCACATCTCATGATGTACTTGATCACTGAGCCCTGCCAGAATTCCAGTCGGTTCTTCATGATGAAGTTAACGGGTTCAATGACAAACCTGGTGTAGTGATCGGGCTCCACGACTTGGTCTGACACTATGTGTTCTACACTGCCATTATGAGTAGCCAGACGGGCAGCGGCATCTCTGCTACGAGCATCCCACTCCTCCGCAGTGAAATCACAGCTGAATTCCAAGTTTGGGTAAGGTGCCCTGCCGTTGTGTAGGTTAAGTTCTACCATCGAGTAGCCTCCTTCTCACCTTAACCTCATGAAGTCTTAAGCTGGCTTCATACTGGGCCCTGGCATTCCTTCGGTACTTGGCTGTGGTGGCGGATCTGGCGTATAGGTCTGAGCGCCAGTACTCTGAGATAGGGAGTTTTGGCTCATGACCTGCGGCAAGTGCTTGCTCTTTCATTGGATCCGCCATGATTTGCTCTTCGTGGGGTTTCATGTGTTGTCTGCGGTACGAGTATGCGTCGTTTAAAATGCTCATTGATCTGGCTCCCAGAGTTTAATTGTTGCTGTGGTCTCATCCCAATCTGTGTAACGAAGTATCCGAGCCATCCGGGCTTGGAGTAGGGCATCTTCTTTGGTCTTCCCGGCCTTGATGTAGGCTCTCTCGACAAGAGACCACTCAGGTCTACTCCCCAGGATCTTCTCGGCTGTCTTAGGTCCACAGCCTCTGAGGCCGACATACCCATCCGTTGGGTCACCCGTTAATGCCTGACTGTAAAACCAACGGTCAGCTTGATCTTCAGTAATCTGTAGGATCTCATCTGTCATAGGTCTGTAGAGGCGACCGGGGATGCTCTTGAGGTCTTTGTCATCGGAAACCACAGTTGCTTTACTGCCCGGGACTGTCGACAAGATACCCATGACATCGTCGGCTTCCATGTAGGGTTCTGACCACCACTGCCAGCGGCCCTTAGCCCAGTCCACCAAAGCTTTGTATCCGACAGGCTTTCTGACCTTGCGACGGTTAGACTTATACAGTGGGTTGAGCTCTTTTCTAAAGTTCTGTTGATTGGTTAAGCACAAGATGAAGTTGTTGTTCTTCAGTCTGGCCTCGGTTGCATCTAAGAAGTCTTCGAAGACAACCTTAGCCTCTTTAAGATCTGTACTCAGCGACCAGATGTCGTCTCCCCAGTCTGTTTCTTCTTCAGCAGCTGCGGCAGCTCTGTAGAGATATAAGTCTGCATCAATAAGAGTGAACGGCTTCTTCACGTTATCTGTAAGTATTCTCATGTGGGCTCTTCCTCTTCTTCAATCAGAGAGCCAATCAAGCCCTCTAAGGTTTTCAGTGTTTCCATTCCCTCGACAGATATGCCCCATCGGTCTCCCCAGGTATCTTCTTCGATGCAGTTCGTTATCCATCCTTGTGATGCACATATTGCAACGTACATCGCCCCTTCTCGAGCAAATCTTCCTTTAATCTTAAAGGGTTTCTTGAGTGCCAGATCGAGGGTGACATAGGTAACTATGAGCTGCTTGGTGTGGTACTCGACGTTAGTGAGATCCTGACCAAGTTTCAGCAACTTGGAATTCAGCTTCAATTGGGATTCTGACTCCCAGCTCTTCTCCCGCTTTTTTCGCCATTGTTCTAGACAAATTACCGACATACTCTGCGGTCTCCTTTGTTTTACACGCAATCTGGACCTCGTCGTGAATCCAGCCCATTATGTAGGCTCGGTCCACTAAGGTGTCTTCGATTTCTGCGTTGATAAGTGCCAGCCACTTCTTACAAACGACTGCTGCTCCTGATTGTAGGAGCTGACTGAGGCTCCGGTGGGCACTCTTTAGAAATAGATGTCGAGCATCCAGGCCAACTAAGTAGCCACGCTGTGATGCAGCTGTTAGCTTTCGTTTTAAACTGGCGAAGGCTGGGACTGACTGATCAAAGTTCTGCTTGAGCTTCTTGCCATCCTTGGCACTTCCACCGACCACTTCACCGATGAGCTTATCACCTCCACCGTAGATCATAGAGAAGATCAGCTTCTTCGATTGGTCTCTAGTTTCACATCCGAAGCTCTTCTGATTGAAGGAGTGAATGTCTCCCTCGAGTATTTGCTTGGCATAGTCACCGCCATCCATTGGTTCTAAATAGCTGGCTAAGATTCGTAGCTCTATCCCGGACAAGTCACTGCCACAGACGAGCCACCCTCGAGGAGCTGTGAATAGATCTCGGCACTCTTTGCCAAATGGAGCTGATGCCCTAGGCACTTGACCTAGGTTTGGAGATCGATGTGATGCCCTACCCGATATCGTACCACCCGAGATAATGCGGTGTCTTAGTTTACCATCGGGGGATACCAGTTTAAGCCAAGCAGCTTTACCCTCAGCCAGCTGTCCTATTCTCTTTTGGATCATAAAGTACTCTGCGAGTTTCTTAGCCTCAGGGTAATGCAGTCCACTCAATATAGTCTCATCGACAGTTGCTGCCCCATGAGCACTCCAGTGCTTAGGTTTCCAGGCATACTTATCGACCAAGCATTTGTGTATGTGGACACGACTGTTAGGATTAAAGACAACCTCTTTAACTTTGGTGAAGGGCTCACCCTTAACGTAACCCCTGGCTTTGTTGTTGACCTTGGGTATGAACTCAGTCTCTATTGTCCAGGGTGGAAACAGTTCTACTAACGCATCCTCGAGGTCACCCCTGAGTTTACTGAGCTTTGCATAGAGCTTACCAGCTGCCTTCTCGTCGAAAGTCCATCCGTTGTTACCAATGCGTCGACACACTTCTGCCAGCTCATGCTCTAGGTCGATAGACTTCTGACTAAACCCGGAGTCTGAAAGCTCCAGGTATAACACTAGGTTTACTTGGACGTCTTGGACACAATACTCGAGCATCTCTTTGGAGTACGTCTTCCAATCAGTCTCGAACTCTTCCTTGTGAACTCCCAGGCGTATTCCCCAGGATTTTAAACTCTGTGAGCCCCACAGTCTCTTCTGGAGCAGTGGGTTGATGACATCCTCGGACAGCACGTCAGCTCGGATTAACCTAGCCATGACTATTGTGTCCTCGACTTTCCCCATTGGGATGAAGTCCGGGTATACTATTTGGATCGCTGGTATATCGAAGTCGATGACGTTGTGACCACAGATCCACTCAGCTGTCCTTAGGATCTCGATTGCCTCAGGTACTTTCTTAGGGGGGTATCTGTGAGCCTCTCCGGTGTCTATGTCCAACAGGACGACACAGTGAATTGTGTCCATCGTATCTAGAAGTCCGTTGGTCTCAATGTCGAATATGAAGCGTTTCATCATGGTGTCTCTCCATCTTTAGAATTGTGATGTCTGGTCAAAGTCATTGAGACGTCCGGTAGAGCGGTCGTAACTTAGGTTTCCAGCGTGCCCGACTTCCCCGGTGTGTCTGTTTTTCAAGACAACTATCTCTCTTGTGTCGCCATCGGGCTCATCAGCTGACACTTGCAAGCCGATGCACATGTCTGCCAGCTGGGCTAGGCTATGAGAGCCTCTGAGCTGCGATAGAAATACCTTGGCTCCACCCTCGTGGCCGGCTTCTGACTGGGAGCGTTTGAGGTGGCTTACTAAGATAAGACAGATGTCGAGCTCTTGAACTAATGTCCTAAGCTCAGTCATGATTGTATCGATCAGACGACGTTCATCAGACACACCAGCTGTCATTGAGCTGACTAAGATTGAGACATGGTCTAAGCATATGAATTTACAATCGAGGACTTGGGCCATATAGCGAATTCTCTTGACGATAGTCTCGAAGTCATTTGATCCAAAGTGGTCGTATAAGAAGATGTCCCGTTCGTTAAATAAGTCGTCAAACCCTGCTTCTATTTCTTCCTTGGTAGCGGCGTCCTGATCAACAGTTAGGTTCTTACTCAGGTGCATTCCCACAAGGCCCTGTACGGTCCTCTTTGTGGTCTCCTCGAGCATAATCATGCCAACATTTTGACCAGCTAAGTGAAGACTGTAGAAGATCTCTCGAACGAAGGTACTTTTCCCTACGCCACTCCCGGCACAGATAGTTACCAGCGAGCTGGTTCTCAGGCCTTTGGTGATACGATTGAGGCGAGGATATGGATATTCGTGGGGGGATAATGCATCCACAAGCCCGACTACGTCTCGGAGATCCGAGGATGTCACAATACCGTCTGGGCGGTACTTCTTAGCTTGGAAGATAGCATCTATAATTGTTGGCCCCACCCCATCCAGGAGACATTGGTTTGCATCTTTGCTCGGGAGAGTAGCAATACTTACCGTTCCGAGGGGTAGGGCCTCAGCCACCGTAGTGGCAGCTTGTTGACCAGGGAGGTCCTGGTCGAACATCAGGACAATCTCTTCAAAGTTAGAGAGATAGTCCCAATTCTTTTGTATCGTTCGTTTTGCTGAAGCTGCTCCTGAGCTTAGCGACACAACGGGAAAACGATGTTTCTGTTGCTGGGAGATTGACATACAGTCAATTTCGCCTTCTGAAATTATTATGCGACGACCGGAGCTCCACAGGTGACTCCCAAACAAGGTCATAGACTTACCGTCACCCAGGATACTGAAGTTCTTATCAGCGTCCTTGAGCTTCTGTGCTACGACCTTGCCAGAGGAGTCTCGGTACTCAGCTATTTGGACTGGCTTACCCTTATGGGTTCCCACCATGTATCCAAACTTCCGGCATGTTTCTTTGGTTAGTTTTCTACTTTTGATGTCTGAGTAAGTTCCGTAGATTAATTCTGTTGGCTTACGGATCTCCATCTCATCAAAGTTATTATCGAATTCTTCTTTTGAGTTAACGTGTGCCTGGCAACTAAAACAATAAGTGTGTCCATCGTCATAGATTGCGTTGGCATCTGAGCTGCCACAGCCGTCACAGGGGACATGCGTTATAAACTCTGAATTGCTCTCGATTAGTTCCATTGTAGTCTCTCTCGACCTTAATTTAAGTGTGTGTGTGTGTGTGTAGGTGTGCAGACACCACACCGGGATCGTCGCCAAACGTCTCCTTTGTTTTGTTAAGAAGTCCTGATGTGGTGTCTGCGGCTCGATTAACTCTTCGCTTCGTCCAGCCATTCCGCCGGGATGACTTTATTCGCATACTGAAACCCGTTTTTTAAACAGTATGCTGAATAAGTCGTCGGGCTTTTGGGATAGAGCCGGGCATTCTGATTGCTGAAGACGAATCGGATATCGAGTTCTGGGAGCTGCTCCTGGATGAGGAGGTGTTTCTGCCTGTCTTTAACGTCCCAGATACCCTTGCTCTCTATGTAGAAAAAGCCGCCTTTCTTGGGCAACTTAAAATCAGGGGTATAGCGACTTTGACGCTTAGGGACTTGAAAGAAATAAGTGTCTTTCTCATAAATAACTTCAAGACCAGCTTCTTCTATCTGTTTAGAATGTTTATCCTCTAGACCAGATCTAAAAGTCCGATGATTGTGACGTCGATTGTGTACTTTCATCAGCTAAACCTCCAGCTGCTGCTTGGTCAAAGCCGTCTGGCTTGTATTCGTCCATAGGCTCAAAACCATCATCTCCATCATTATAGTCTGAGTTGGGGCCTACAGCCTCTAATATTTGGACCTTGTTCATATACAGCCCAGCTCCTTTTTGAGAGCCATTGTTATATGCTTTTATGATACCTTTTAATTTTATGAGAGACCCACCCCATAACTTGGGTTCGGTGTCCTCTAGTATCACCTGCCCATCCCAACTCCGAAACTTAGGTTTAAAGACACTGGTAAACCTAAACTCAATCTTACTTGGGTCTTCCTCATCTACTGCGTAGGGAATTCTTATGTTCTTGGGCCACTTTGGTTTTGGTCCGAACTCACTCTCTAAGACTTCGTCGATTGCGGCAGTTATCGCCTTTGCTTTATTCTGTTCGACAATGAGCCTGGTCTTAAACTTCCCATCCGTATCGAACTGGAAATCTGCTGTGTTTAAGTAGGGGTACTTAGCCCTGCCCTCTGGTGTTACGAATTTCTCTCCTTTTGGATTTGCCATCGGCGTCTCCTATTTTCTCAAGAGGCAAGGTTAAATCAAGATCTAAATTGAGTGCTCTTGATTGCTCAATAAGATCTTCGGTTAGTGTCTCTCCCTTTGCGATGGCATACCTAATTTTATTCAGCAGCCGCTCTCTTGGGTGCATTTTAGCGTCCTGTTTTTAGTTATTACTAATGGGTAGACACCTAGGAAAAGCAGAACTCGCTTTCTAATACTTCAGTTAAATCCAATGTCCCTTTTTGTGGGACTGGTAGAAGTCTCTCAGTATCTGGGTTGTCTAACTGCTCTTGGACTTGGCGTCTAAACTCCGTCAAGACACAGTGGTGAGCATACTGATCGACAAACGTGTCCCGGACGTGGTGATAGAGGTCCCAGGTCTTATCACAGCTTGTGGCAAAGCTATCGTGGATAACCATAAAATCTTTCACACCATGATCGAGCATCTGTAGGATCGTTGAGCCCATGTGGGAACTGTCAAAACTGTGAATGAGATTAGCACTACAGCTGCTCCTTGATTTTCTCTTAGAAACCTTGCGATCAGGCGTGTCCTTTGCCCTGAGTGTTACAGTGACACGTTTCTTTACTTTCATCTCGCGATCATAAAGATAAGGTCTTATCTTAAGTTGTAACCATCCTGTGTAGTTCTGAAAGACCGGGAAACCAATTGGAGTTCTCCAGCTTAGGTGCTTCCCCTCATGTGCGAGGGCCGACGATGCAGACTGGATGAACTTCATGCCGTCTTTAACTGAAGTTACAACCTTCTCTATGCTCTCAAAGCTCAGCCTAGCTAAGTACTTACAATGCTTCTCCTGGGAAGATTGACTGCCAAAGGGGTGCTCGTTCCTCAGTCCATTACGACGCTCGGTGTCTAAGGTTTTCATAAGATCTTCGAACAGCTGGTCTGCCATTCCGTATTGACCGGATGAATAACCGTACGACATACAGTTACGCTTCACAGTCTTTCTGTCGACACCAAAAGACAGCCACTTCTTAGCTAATGGATCTTCCTCATTACTTAGTAAAGAACTCTTAACCTCGTTAGCTACAATTTGGTAAACGTCAGCAATAGTGTCAGTCTTCACTAAATTAACGAGGGCTCCGTCATCACGGGACAGAAGCATTGCACTAAAATGCTGAATGCCAGAATTAGAGCCATCTAGATTAGGTGCTATGTGGCAGACGTAGTCTTCACCCTCAGTAAGAAACCCGACATATGCCTGGCACGCTGCTAAGAATGCGAAGGGCTTGTCGGCTTTCGACCAGATATCGAAGCTAGACTTAAAGTCAGTGCCACACTGCATAATCATGTCTTGGTTCTTCTCAGTCCACTCAGCTCGTTCTATCAAAGGTCGTTTTGAGATCTTCTCAAAGTCACCACTATTTGCTAAATGCACAGCTAACCATCCAGAACCATCAGGTCCAAGAGGCTTACCTCGTCCTAGCTCAATCATAGATCTAATGTGGTCATCCCTATGATAGTTAAAATGACTGATAGGATACATCCTAGATCTAAAGCAGAAGTTCCAAGGTATCCAAAACTCACTGTAGTCTGACATCTCTCTAGCTGTCGCCAGATCTTGGTTCATCACAGTAATGTCGACATCAACACCTCGGTTTGCTGTGTGGGCAGTTCTTCGCATTACTCTTAAGTCATAACGCTCCTGGGGTGATAAGCTTTCATACTCGTCAAACTTAACCTCAGGGATAACTTGGGCTCTTTTAGTTGGGAACTTCCCGAATACTTTAGTATTGTCCCAAGCCCATTCTACAGCGTCGACAACATACTGGTTAATTCTCAGTGGTGTAGCTTGGATAGCATTTAATGCTTCTACATATGGTGGAACCCGTCCCTCTAAAGCATACAGTTTAAAGTCGTTTTCAATCTGCTTGTTCTGTCTGTAAGAAGCCTTTCTCACTAAAGGTACAGACTTAGCTAATGCGACGTCCAAGTAGCACCCAGTGTCTACAGACACCCAAGGTTTAGGTGGGGTTATCATTGGTCCTAGAGCTGGCTCAGTCCAAGATGCATCGAAAAGCTTTTGATGTAGTGCGTCTCTAGAGAACTCAGTCAATCCAATTACACGTCTAGTTTTCTTAGGAGTTCCACCGTCATAAATCTCAAAAAGATCGGTGGCTTCTAAGACTGCATTTAAGACGTGCTGAGCGACTAAAGCCCTATGATCGTCTTGCCATTCTGGGACTTTATAACCTTCTTTCTCAGCTCTACGTTTAGCTTCGAAGATCTTATAGTGTAAGGGATTACCTGTCTTAGATACTTCAGTTTCTAACGACACAGAAAAAGCCTTATTAAACCCTTTCAAACCTGATGCCCAGATCTCAAGCTCTATCCTACGACCAATACGAATTAACGTAGTTGTGTAGCTCGTCTGAAGCATCGACCCATCCCAACAAGAGTTAAGACCTATATATGCTAAGTGACTTGTGTCCACTTTAGTTAAATCTGAAATACCTTTAGTTCTTCTTTGTTCTCTTAAGTCACTTTGGTAGTTCATAAGTTTACTTAAGTTTTCTTCGACAGCTGCGAAAGCATCCTTAATAATACTATGAGCTTCATTACTTGTTAAGGAAGTAACTTTAGATTTGTTTACTTTTTCATTAAACTTGCTTCTTCCCACCTCAATCATCTTAGTCTCACGAATCTTTTGTTCGTTTTCTAAAGATATACTCATGCCTCTCCTTCTCCCGATTAGTTATTATCATTAGGGTAGACACCTAGGATTTCTCCTTAGTGATTCTACCTTTGTTCTCGTTTTGTACTCAATTTAAATTGACAAGTCTAAAACCAAATTAATTTAAAGACTCATGAATATTACAATCACACCGAAGCATATGCTAAAGAATGCCATTGCACCTATAATCTCCCTAATCATGTCATGGGTCCCCCTACATAAGTTTGTCCGGTGACATGATGCTCTCCCAATTCTCCAGAGTTATATCTGCCTAGCTGTTCCATAATACCGCTGACACGTTCTTCCTTGTGATGGACGTACTTCTCAGTAGTCTTAGGATCTTTATGCCCTAGGATCTTACCTACGGTGGAGATGTTGATATTGAAGTGGTTCACCAGATTTGTTGCACAAGTGTGTCGAAACACATGGAAGACAAAGTCTTCAGTTTTAGGGATGTTACCCATTCTAAAGAACTCTTCACGCATCTTCTTCCAGGTTCTAGTGAAGGTTGAGTGGACGTAGTTGTTACCACCTAAGGTTTCAAATAGTTCCCTGAATGCGGCTCCAGCTTCTGGGTTTAAAGCGACATACCTTTCCTCACGGTTCTTAGTTTTAAAACCACCAACTACGAATGGTAAGTGAAGCTCAGTATAGTCTTCGTTAATCCAGCTGCGTTGAGTAGCAATTATCTCACCTAAGCGCATCCCGGTGTTGAGACCAATGGTAGCGTAACATTTCATCCACGGGCGTTGCTGACCAAGGTAATTCATCACTAAGGTAATCTCAGCTCTAGTGAAGAACCGATCCCGGCCTTTCTCGACCGTCTTCCATCTTACAACTGGTGGGTGGCTTAGGAGTTCCATCCCAACGGCCTCTTTGAAGGTCTTAGTGATAGCTGAAATGTATCGGTTACAAGTGTTGTTAGTGAGCCCCGCTGCTGTCAGGCTGTCGATAAATCTGTAGATGTCGATTGGCTTGAATGCATTAATTGGACGGCTTGAGTGATCTAAGAATTCGCAGAAACGAGTAACCTGTTTCTTGACGTCCTCGAAGTGTTTCCCTTCAGACCAAAAGCGGTGTCCCTGAGTGTTTATAAATTCTAATAAAGTCATTCTGTGTTCCCTTCTTGTGTAAAGGGTAGACACCTAGCTTGTGTCTTCCCCAGTTAAGGGAAGGACTGAGTCACAGAATGTATCAATTACTCTTTCTAGCTTCTCATCCGGTGTTGATTTTGCATCTTGATTACAAATCAATTGCTCTACCGGACTGAGCTATAGGGGCCATGTACGCGATTCTGGACTAAAAACTGTCCTTCCGTGAGTAATTGATATATACTTGTGACACGGATATCAAGACCCTAAATGACGATTTTTGGACTAGAAATGAGCTTAATTTGGCAGATGATCAATTGTTTCCGTAAGATGCGAAAAAAAGCGACCAACCAAGTTTCCTTAGTCAGCCGCTTTGATTCGTATATTCTTATAGCATTGATAATGACTGCTCGTGGGTCTCCTTGTTACGTCTCGTCCAACCCTTGATGAACATTGGTTTATTTAGATTCTCATAGAAAGACATACGTGCCGTGTAGAATTTGCCGATGAGTTCCTCCGCTTCAAAATCTGCCACCGCTTGCAAAGTTTGTGGTCCGATGCCGCCATCAGCATCAACCCCAACGATCCGCTGGAGTGTCTTAGCAGACCTGCTGACACCAGAGTTCACAGCGAAGTCGAATACCGACCAATCCAGGCCACCTGGCAGGGTGTCACATTTGGCTCTGTCCCAGTAGTTCTTCTTGTAAATCGGGGCCACTTCGGCTTCGGACAGCTTCCTCATCGTCTCTTCTGTCGACACAGTACCTCTGTATTTATCCAGGACAGCTTTAGTCACACCTAGGTTTGTCATGCCACCGGGGTCGTCGGGGTGATTTACGAAACCGCCCTCGTGCTCGAGGAGCATCTTTAGGCATTTATCAAAGTTCTCTATCATTTATTTACCTACCTTCTTTACACGTTCGTATGATCTCATTCCGCCTAATCCGAGCATACCCATTAAAACCGGAAGCATGGTTGAGGTGTCTGCCTGGGGGATGTTGATGCCGAAGCCAGCACATAGTGGGCTAATTAAAAAGTTCACCATAAATCCTAGGACACAGACCCACCCGGTCGCTGGTCTCCAGCTCGATTGAAACCAGTTTCCCTTAGCATCAGCTTTGTTCACTTCGATTTGAGCGAGTGCTATAGATTGGGCGTGTTGATCGGCCATTGTACTAAGCTCGTGGGCCAGCCTGGCTTTTTGGTCCTTGTCCTCAATGAATTGGTCTAACAGGCCTGTGACTGGGCCTATGAGTGCACTGATGATACTCATTTAGTTCTCCTTTTAATTTAGAGCTGCGAGTGGGTTCTCTAAAGCACGACGGATCATCTTTTCCAGCTTCTGCTCTAGGAGATCCACAGACTCTGTCTGCCTAGCAAGTTTTGCGTCGGTCCTATCTTCCCAGGCACCAATGAGAGAGCGTACAGTCTCAGTATTGTTTCGATTGCGAATGTCTTGTTTGTCTATGATAGCCTGGAGCCTTGATAGATCTGCTTTCTGACTGATTTTCATATCGTACAGATCCGTCTGGATAGTACTGACAGTCTCTCTGAAATTACCGATCTGCTCATTGACCAGTGCACCCGTCTGAGCATTCTGAGCTTGGAGCGTCAGTATTGATTTCTCAATATGAGTCACGGAAACTGGTGCATAATTTGCAACAACTTCATTCAAATCTACCCATCTTTTGTATACCTCAAACCCCCCATAAAGTGTTCCTATGGCTGTACTCAAAGCAATAAGCGCAGCCATGAACTTCCCGCCCGTAAGACGGAAACCAAGTCCCGATATTTCCATTGATTTTCCTTATTTAAATTGGGCGTCGATCATCTCGTTCATCAGTAAGTTACTACCAGTAAAAAAGAGATAAGCTTTCATGCCCTCTGCTGGCATCTCAGCGTCTGCCAGGGCCTCGTTGGTAAAGAAGCCACTAGGCTCTGTGATGACAGGCTGAGCAGCACTGAAGAGGCTGTTATCGCCTAGGATACTCATGATTATAAGTGTCTTCGTTTGGTTGTTACTGTCGTATCGGTCTTTACCCATTTCAGCGACAATCTTAGACGCCTTTGCGTTCTTTTGGGCGTCAGTGGCCTTTTTGACTTTCACTTTAACAACTACTTTGGGTTCTTGGGCTGCCTCTTTGACTTCCCCATCAGATACCTTGGGGGTGTGGTCTCCTTCGATAACCGCCTTTTCTTGCTCTTCGATTTTGGGCCCAGGTTCAACTCCAGCTGTCTCGAGCTCTTTTTCCAAATCTTGTTGGACAAGTTCGACATCAATGCCTTCAGCCTCAATCTCCAGTGTCGGTATTTCGAATTTAATCTCAATTGGTAGTAGTTCCAGCTCTGCCGAAACGCTTTCAAAAGTGTCATTCTGTGCTGGCCCTTCATTTATGGGGGTTATAGTGATTTGATCGTCTTGAACTTCAACGTCATTATTAATGAAAATATCTTTGATAATATCTACTTCAGTTTCCGAGACGGATGGATACAGTACTAAGTAGTCTTCAACACTTGTGATGCTCTGCATAATAATAGAGCTAAGTATATTCCAATAGATGGTTGCTGATAAATCATCAAAGACGGCGTAGGACGAAGTAAGTCCGTAGTTTACACCACTCATCACCACGCTGATGCTAGAGATTCTGTCACTAAAGTCAAAACCACCTTCGAATGTTCCAGCTGATATAGTCCCAGAGGCTGACAGTAGATCAGTGCCAGTTAGGACCGTCTCACCAGCGTAGTTTAAAGCAGTCATTGTGATACTCGCAGTGTCGTCAGCATCAACGTCAATCGCGACACTGTATGTGACACGCCCGCCTCTGCCTTCCATCTCTAGCTTCGACGTATTAATGTTATTCCACTCATACGTCGTAAGCGAGGTTGATGTTAAACCACTGCATCTATCTGTAGTTCCTAAGCTTCTGCAGTTCAAAGTCTGCGTAGCAGATCCCTTCCCACCAACGTCGTTTTCTTGATCTCCGCCAATAGAGACAAAGCCATTATCAGTGTCTAAAAGATCACCACTGGTCCCGTGTGTAACTGTGTCACTTTGAGTGTCAGTTGTTGTAGTTGTAGTTGTAATTTGGGTATTTCCTGACGTTTCCACGCCAATGACAACTGTCTCAGTGATTGTCTCAAATACACCCGCGGCACACAGTCCTGTGGTTGTTTCAGGGCAGACTTCATCCGCTACACTATAAAATGAGGATGATAGCCATAACACCACCCAGAAGCCCGCGCCAAGTGCCATTTTGCTGAGGCTCATCGAGAGGTCTCCTTTTAGATTTGAATGTCTCTTTTTCTAACTGATCTCGAACAACAGATCCGTCTGGTATTACCTCCCAGTTTTTTACCCAGAGCTCTTTTGCCTCAATCCCAATTTTACCATCGAAGGGGCAGTAGGTCGATGCTGCGTACATTGAGTCCCAGATGCGAGGATCGGCACATAATAGGCTGACGGAGGCCACCTTCATATTAAGTCCAGCGAGCATCTTCGAAAGTGCAATAAGTTGACACGTCTCATCCGTAAAAACGATGCCTGACGAAACACCAATCACCGAGGATTGGACGGCACCAGATATCCCGAATTTACAGACGTTGCTCTGGTTCACTACCCCCGGTGAGTTGGCTGAGGGGGGAGTACCTTGGATGACTGTTGAACTAACGGTGTTACTGTCAGCAGCGATTGCCTCGTAAGCACCCCAGCACCACAGGAGAACGATCACAGCACAGAGTACTGCAAAAAGTCGTTTTGAAATGTACATGTTTTAAATTCCTATGATTCTCATAAATGACGAGAGACCAAATTGATTGGCGAAGACAATTACAGCAGCTCCCACTGCAAACCACTTGATTTGGACTAAGGTTTGATGGATGCACGCCAGAGAGAACTTTAGCTCTTTAGAGACACCTCGGAGCTCTCGAATACTCTCGTCGTGCCGCTCCAGAATCCATTCAGTTTTGTTTATACGAGTTTCTATGTCCATGTAGTCTTATACTTCCAGTGATGCTAAGTGTGCTGATGATTTTATCGTTGACATATTATAAGCCCCCTGCGGTTAGTCGAGCTTCAAGCTCTTGTATTGTTTTAACTAATAGTGGCACAAGTTTACTCTGGTCTATGCCTTGGTAATCTGGGACACTACGAGTTCCCATGACAGCCTCCACGGCCTCTGTTGTGATGTTATCATCAGCATCTCTCACTTCGGCTACTGCTGCTGTTACCTCGTATTCCTCATCCCTCATAGCATCTTTAGTACCAGTGATTGCCTCTGGAACTATCGCCTGTGCTTCATGTGCTAGGAAGCCATCTACAGTTGTGGTGTCATCAGCAATGAAGTTAAACCGTGCTGGCTTTAATTGCTTCAGTCTTGTTGTTGCATCCCAATCGTAGACTACGTTTTCTTTTAGGCGGTAGTCTGAGGATGTG